CCAGTCTAGATTGGAATGAGATCTTTCGTATTATCACTCTTGTAAGAGAGGAGATAAAAGAAAACTTTCCTTATAAAGTCCTTCACATTGAAGGATGTGAGGCAGATGATATCATTGCTCAACTGTGTTACAATACACAGGAGTTCGGTCAGTATGAGCCTGTAATGATAGTGTCTGCCGATAAGGATTTTGCTCAGTTGCAGGTGTTGGACAACGTAAAGCAGTTCTCACCTATGACTAAGAAATTCATCAAAGAGGATAATCCCAGGGTTCAACTTATGAATCTTATTCTTTCTGGTGATATGTCTGACGGCGTTCCAAATGTCCTTTCCGATGACAAGTGTCTTGTCGAGGGACGTCGTCAGACACCCCTTTCAGCTAAAAAGAAACAACTGTTAGCTGATGATCCTCAAGCTTTAGGGGAATCTATATATAGAAACTACATCAGAAATAAAAAAATGATTGATTTGACTGAATGTCCTTCTGGTGTAAAAACTGAAATTATAAATAATTTTAACAGTCAGGATCCGTGGTCCAATAAAGGTAAGGTGTTTCCATACCTTGTAGGAAAACGATTGAAAATGTTATTAGAAAGAGTGGAGGAATTTATATAATATGACTAAGCCTGTTTGGGAAACTCTTGAGCTCATGAACAAACAACGTTCAAAAGAGGATAAGATAAGAGTACTAAAAGAGAATGAGACCTGGGCCTTAAAAGATATCATTAGAGGTTCAATAGACACAACAGTTGAATGGAACTTGCCTGCCGGTGATCCACCATATACGGCCGCGCCAGAAGAGAGTCATCCGGCGCATCTTCAAAAAGAAAATCAAAAATTTATCTATTTTGTTAAAGGCGGTCAGGGAGACCACATGCCAGCGTATAAGAGGGAGAGAATCTTCCTAGGAATACTAGAAGGCGTCCATCCATCAGATGCAGAATTAGTTGCTAACATGGTTAAGAAAGTCATGCCAAAAGGTCTATCAAGACCTATTGTTGACGGAGCTTTTCCAGGGCTTCTGCAGGATAACAGTAGGAGCGTTAACACCAATTGATGCATCACATACCTAATCAATTCATTAGCCGTATTTCATCCTTCGTGGTGAGATACGGTTTGCACTTTCTGGAAGGAGATAATATGGAAAGAAGTCAAGCTGAGAGATTACAACAAGACGTGAAAGAATTAGAACATTATGCTCTTAAGTTAAGAAAGAAAGGAAAACACGAATTGATGGAAAAGATCTTAATAAAAAAAGAGTTCTTAGCATCACATATTAACGGAGAAAATACAATGAGATTTGCTTCATAAAAAGGTTTACATTGTGACGTGACTGTGGTATAATTACATTAGGAGAATTTGTTATGAATATATTTGTACTAGATAAAGATCCTGCTAAAGCAGCAATGATGATGTGTGACAAGCACATCCCAAAAATGATTGTGGAAAGTGCTCAGATGCTTTCTACAGCACATCGCATGCTTGACGGTAAAGTAGAAAAGAGGCCATCAAAGTCCGGGAAAACAATGGTTAAGCACTGGATCTTGGATGATCAATATATGGAAAACATCTTATATAAAGCCGTTCACATGCACCACCCATGTACTACATGGACTATGGAATCAGCACAAAATTACAGGTGGCACTTCTATCATTTTCAAGCCTTGGGTAAAGAATTCGGTTTCCGTAGAAATAAAAAGCATGCAACAATTGAGTTGCTTACCGATGCTCTCGCTAACTTACCTATAAATATCAAAGAAGGTCCACTGACTGAATTTGCTCAAGCCATGAGTCATTATCCAGACTGCAAGGTGGAAGGTGATCCGGTCAAAGCCTACAGAAATTACTATCACGCAGCTAAACCCTTTGCCGAATGGAAATGGGGAAGGGAAGCTCCAACTTGGTGGAAAGGATATACCGGTGCCAGTTTACACAGTTAGAAAAAAAGACGGAGATGAGGAGTGGGATATAATGTGCTCGCACGAAGAAGCACAACAGGCATGTAAAGATCAAGGACTTGTTATCGTTCCTAAGTTTCCAGCTATTGTAGCAGGTGTCGGAAATACACACGCTAATTCAAAAACATCTGATGGCTGGAAAGATCACTTAAAAAGAATTAAACAGGGATCAGGTTCTGGAAATACCATAGACGTCTGATGGGTAGAAAAAGAAACAACGACGCTCCTAAGAATAATTCTATGATCGTAAGATTAGATGATTTACTCGAGTTTGAAGCACTTACTAAGAATCAGCAATATGCTATAACAGCTTGGGATGAAGGTGATCATTTGGCGTTGAGTGGTTCAGCTGGTACGGGTAAAACTTTTCTTGGAATGTTTCTAGGTTTAGAAGAAATATTAAGCAAACCAAGAATATATGAGCAGATGGTTATTGTAAGATCTATTGTGCCTGTAAGAGAGATTGGCTTCTTGCCAGGGACTTATCAAGAAAAGATAGATACTTATACTGCACCGTATAAATCGATTGCTTCTGAGTTGTTTGGCGATTCGGCTGCATTCAATAAGATGGTAAATGCAAATCAATTGATATTTGAATCAACTTCCTTTATGAGAGGTGTGACATACGACAATAGTGTCATTATGGTAGATGAAATGCAAAACTTAAATTTTCATGAACTTGATTCTATTATAACTAGAATAGGTAGAAATTGTAGAATCATTTTTGCTGGAGATTATCTACAAACTGACTTCAAACATGACGATGAAAAGAATGGTGTTATGAAATTTATGGCAATTGTAGAACAGCTAAAGAACTTTACTGTGATAAACTTTGGTTGGGACGATATTGTGAGGTCAGATTTCGTCAGAGATTACATAATGACAAAAGAAATGTTAAAAATATCCTAGGAGGAAAACGTGTACAAATTATCAAACAGATCTTTAGATCGATTAAATGGAGTTGATGACAGACTAGTTGAAGTCGTCAAAGCTGCTATACAAGAAACAGAAGTAGATTTCGGTGTTATTCAAGGACTAAGAACTCTTGAAGAACAAAAGAAACTTTTTGAATCTGGTGCTTCCCAAACAATGAAGTCAAAGCACCTTGACGGGCTAGCAGTTGACCTGATGGCTTATGTAGGCGGAAGAGGAAGTTGGGAACTCAACGTGTATGACGAAATCGCTGACGCAATGAAATGGGCTGCTGATGATGTAGGTGTTCCAATTCGTTGGGGTGCAGCATGGCATATTGCCGACATCCGAGATTGGGATGGAACTATGGAAGACGCGATGAACGATTACATCGATACACGTCGCGCCGAGGGACGGAGGCCCTTTATAGATGCGCCACATTTTGAAATTAACGAGTAGCTTTTTATTTCTTTTATTTTTAAGTTGCTCACCTGTACCGGCTCAGGAATCCTTGGGAGCAGGAAAAAATCCTGAGCCATTTAAAGAAGGAGATGACAATGTACCAGATAATCTCCAAATGCCCCCAAAACCGGGAGGTTCAGTAGGAATATTCTATAACCCCTGCATGGACGGAACGACCTTTGCAGAAGTTTTAGCTAGAACACAAGAGTTTCCATTGATGAGAATGCCAAGTCAGCAACATGGAGAGCAGGCTTCAATTCAAATCTTTGTTAATGATGATACGCAAACTTATACGATTGCTATTATGAATACGGTGTTTCCATTGAATCACCCTCAAAAAATTTGTGTATTAGCAAGCGGAACTGGTTTAACATATTTGAGACAGCTCGGAATAAAGATTTGAAGTTCTTACATGAAAAGATTGATCTAGGGTATGATGATTTAAGTGCTAGCACAAAACCGGAAGGAAGAACATATGAAACCCCTGATGGTTCTTACCCTAGTATCACTACAGTCCTTAAAATTCTTAGTGAAGATTCTATCGCCGCGTGGCGAAAACGAGTCGGAGAGGACGTGGCTAACAAGATTTCTTATAGAGCTTCTAATCGCGGTACTGCTGTACATAATATTGTCGAACGATATTTAAAAAATGAGGATTTAAACTTAAGTACATTTCCTCCTCATATTGTACAATCTCTTAAAAACTTAAAACCAATTCTTGATAAAAGACTATCAGTTATATACGCTCTTGAAGCTCCGTTATATAGCAAGCACTTAGGTGTAGCAGGAAGAGTTGATTGTGTAGGAGTATTTGACGGCGTTCCTTCTATCATAGATTTTAAAACATCTTCTAAGAAAAAGAAGAAGGAATGGATTGAAAACTATTTTATTCAAGAATCCGGATATGCAATAATGTGGGAGGAAAGAACAGGCATGCCTGTTCCAAACTTAGTCACAATTATGGATGTAGATAATGATGATCCTCTTGTATTTGTAGAGCATCGTGACAATTGGACTAAGAAATTACTGAGAACTATAGAACTTTATAAGCAAAGAAAGTTCTGGGATCTAACACAAAAACGAGGTGGAATGTGAAACGTTTCGAAAAAATAATACTAACCGACTGTGACGGAGTACTTCTCAATTGGGAGCAAGGATTCCATCATTGGATGATACGTCATGGTTATAAGATGCAAGGTGATTGGGATCTCACATATGATATTGCGGAGAAATATGGATTAGACATGGATGAGAAGAAACATCTGGTCAAGATGTTTAATGAAAATGCAGACATTGGCTATCTAGCACCTCTAAGAGATGCAGTCAAATATGTTAGAAGAATACATGAAGAACTAGGATTCATCTTTATTGTAATAACATCTTTGACTAAAAGCCAAAATGCACAAG